GTAGTTGCTTGTTCGATAGCTCTCTTGAAAGAATACTTGCTTACAAGTTCTTCTCTTTCAGTTTTGTCGCTTGTAGAAGCAGCTCCATAAACAGGTGCATTTACTACTTTTTCAGCAGCTCTTTTTTGTAACTTCTCAAGTGTTTCAACTTCAGAAGAGATTTCATCCAAACGCGCATCAATTTCGCTGAAGCGTGTTTTTTCTGTGTCACTCATTGAACGCTGCTCAGCGTTAATGCTTGATTGAAGGGCGTTCAATTCACTAATCAAACGGCCTTTTTCCTCGTTTAAGGCTTTAATTTTCATTTGTGTTTAAGTTTAATTATATCTATTAAATCTGATTCGTTTGGTTTCTTTGGTTGTGTATTTAAAATACTTCTTGCCTCTGCCATTGTATCTTTGTAAGCTGGGTAAGTTACTGGTGATACATCCAATAATTCACCTAATTTTTTAATTACATGAGTTGAATTTTCACCATATTTATCACTTCTTTCCCAAGAAAAGTCTTTTACAGTAAATGCAAAACTACTTTGAGTTATATCGCCTCGCATTATACTTCTTGCTACTTGCTTATGTAATGGATTTTCATAGTCAGGTTTCCAGGAATACTCCAAGTTGCCGTCTGCATTAACCCATACTCTTGCTGTGTTTGATTGGGTTCTTCCCAAGATGGCATCTGCGTCGTGGTTGAATAATACTCGTACATCATCATTTAATACTTCATCAAATGCACCCGGTTCAATACGCTCTTCAAAAAAACGTAAATCAGTAGTGCTATTTACTACGGCTGCTATACCTCCAAATTCTTCAGGCATATTATCACCTTCTGAACGGTATTTTATCTCACCTATTGCCCTTTTAATTATTTCCATTGGGATTATTATTTTTATTTGCAGTACTTAATAATTGTTGAATTTTCGCATCCATAAACGCCTCAAATTGCTCTTGAGGAATTAAATTGGCTTCTGCGTAATATTTTTCACCTCCTTCAAAGCCGTTTGCGTCCTCAAATGCTCTTGCCTCATTAGGTGAGAGCCATCCACCTCTGATACCTTTGTTATAAAAGTCAGCGCGATCATTGGCAGATGCCCTCAACAAAGAATTAAAGTTAAATTTAAAGTAATAAAAAGGCTTGTCTATCTCTTGCAATAACTTACGATGTAACTCTTGCTCAATATTCTTACAATACGCCATCAACGTTCTTGCATAGAAATCTTGATATTCTTGCTCTACAGACGATTTAATACCTTCTTTAGCACCTATCATTGAAGCCGGTACACCAAATATACGAGCAATCTCTTCTGCACTAAATGAACGACTCTCTAAATACTGTGCCTCTTGAGGAGATAAACTCAATTTCTCCATTTCAACCCCTTGTGGCAACACAGTACTGCGTTTATTACCATCTATTACATCATCCAATGATTGTCTTAATGGATTGGCTTGAGCTTCATCAATTCTACCAGCTGACTTTAATAAAAACTTCAATGTTCCATTTTTATACACAGCTGCGCTACTCTTAATAGCCGCCAAATCTATCCCTAATGTTTCTGCATGAACGGTTATTGGCGATTTACCTACCAATACATTTTCCATAGATAACCCCTTAAAATGTAACATATCAGTTGCCGGAACTACTGATGGAAATCCTTCTTGCTGTATACGATAAAATAATTCGCCATCTACCATGTATGGTGTTACATTATTTGTTTGAATTGGATGCAAAGCAGTTGGTATAAACCTACTATCCCTATTTATAAAGGCATAAGCATTCCCCTGTAACACCAACTGCGCAACCATCCATTTAGTAAAATCGAAGCGTGTTTGATAACTATTAGGTTCATTAATTACAGCGTTACTATAATGTGCAAATACTTGCTTACGATTGTTCTCATCTTCAAAATATAACTTTAATCCAAGACCGGCAATACCATCAGATATAACCCTAACACAAGCATGAACAGATGCAATAGATAAAGCACTATTTGCATTAACACTTTGTCCAGACGTTGTTTGTTGTCCAAATAATGAACTTAACGACTTTATTAACCAATCACTTGGTGCGCTCAATGAGCTACGTTTGTTTACTTTAAATATATTGGATAAGACACCCATACGATGCAATATTAATTCTTATTCGTTTACGGCGTGTTACATTTTACCCACCTTGATAAAGTTGCCCTAAAAACAGCATAACTACTGTACTTATAACTCTTATATCTTTTTTTAAATAATTCCTCCACATACCAATAGGCATCTTCATATTTATCATGATACGGAAGCGCATTATAATATGCCCTTATAAAATCATCATGTGTATATAATGGTAATCCACTCATATGCTTAAAAACCAAAAATCTTCAGATGTATTATTTTGTGCCTCTTGCAGATAAGTGCCTAATGCCATTACTATGCTTACAGGTCCATCTACCTTATCTCCACTCTTTGCCTTATCAATTTTTATATTATCACTTGGATCTCTTCTTAACATAACATTGCCAAGCATCCAAGATGTAACTGAATTACCATCGTGCCTTATTTTACCATTTTTTACTAATCTTTCAAATTCTTTTGTAGGCGCACTCATTGAAGCAAATCCTTGTCCAAATGGATACATCGTCAAACCATCAGCAACTAAATCATTTACTATTTGTGTTGCATTCCATCTGTCGTATGCTATTTCCTTTACTTCGTACATTTCTGCAAGTTCGCAAATTTTAGCGCGAATAAAATTATAGTCAGTTACATTTCCTTCCGTTGTCGTTATCAATCCATCTCTACACCAACCTCTAATAGCATCTCCTTGTTGATCATTTCTTCTTTTTGCAGTATCTTCAGGTAACCAATACCAGGTTTTTATACTACTGCTATTTGGCCAATACAAAGAAAATGCACAAAAGTCACCGGTTGTTGCTAAATCTAATCCTCCGTAACATTCTCCACTTAATTCGAGTGTATCTTCACATTTGCTCCAATTTTCACTACTTATCCAGGTTTGCGCACTATCAGTCCACACATTTAAAAGTTTAGTCTTAAACTCAACCTCTTTATGCGATAACTCCAAAGCTTCTTGCAATCCCTCCTCTAACTGCCTTGGATTAACCGATACTCCCCAATTAGGATTAGCCTTAATCCAGTTCTTTTTATCTTTCCAATCATCTTCACTATCTAACGTATATATAACACTAAACAATGCATCATCATTTATACCGCCCTCCAACATTTTAGCGCAATAATTACGATGTCGATAACACGCACTCTCCCTATTAAATCCGGCGGTTGTAATTACGAACAACAATGGTTGACTTCGCGCACCCATGCTATTCCTAATCACATTATATAATTCATCATTTGGATGTGCATGGTATTCATCAATTACGGCCATGTGCGTATTTAATCCGTCCTGTTTACCTGGATTCCACTCCAATGGTCGGTATACCGACTCACCATAATTAATCCTACGATTGTTCACAGAATTGTACACATTTACCGCCTCATCTATCCAATCCAATTTCCGGCACACTCTCGCACCCTCACTAAACACCATCATTGCCTGATCAACTTTAGACGCCGCCGAATAGACTTGAGCACCCTCTTCACCATCTGCTAATAACCCATACAACATTATCGCATTACTAAAAGTTGATTTACCATTTTTACGCGGCACTTCAACATAGGCCCTTGTAAACCTTCGCAATCCATCAGGTTTAACAAAGCCAAATAAATTAGCTACAATAAAATGCTGCCATAATTCAAGCTTAAATTTACTACCAGAATGTTTCCCAATAGTGTGCTCTAACTCTTCAATAAAAGTTACTGCGTGATTATAATAATCTTCCCTAAATTCTATGTCTTCACGTTCCAAATCATTCAGATACCTTTGCGCCGCTTTCATCATCAGTTGGCAGCTGGGAATCTTTCCAGTAATAATTTGGTTCGCGTAATTCGTCGCGTTGTTCAAACTCTTTTATTTTTTGATTAGCAATTTCTTCGTTTCGGCAAAATAAAACATGATCGCCTATTTCGCCATACTTATCCAGGTTGCGCCATTTGCCCATGTGTTTTTTTTCAATGACAAATCCGCCATTAACTGCCTGTTTTCTGTATTTTGTTTTTCCCATTTTTCAACAAATCTAATTTAGCCACTTTAGCAACCGGTGCTTCCATTTTTGATAATTCCGATATTCCAAGTAATCGAGTTATATTTTGCATATTTTTCAAAGCATTATTTCTAATAGTAACCCATGCACTCTGTGTCTCAACCTTTACGCCTTCAGTAATTACCTTTCTTTTAGCCACATGAAGTGTTGCTTCTTCATATAATGCAGTCTCTACTGCTAATGCTTCTAATAATTTTCTATCTACCGCACTTTTTGTTTGTGGTAATGTTGCTAATAGGTCTTGTAGTATTTCTAATTCTCTATTAGTCATTTTTTCCTTCATAACCAAACGAAAATAATACATTTTTTTTTAAAATTGATATCTTCTTGGGTG